AGGGCGCTCCCTATCGCTACCCCGCCTGACGCGTTCACCCACGTAAACGAGCCTGCCCCGGCGCTGATAGCGCCAGCCGTTACCGTACTGGCAATAGCCAACCCGCCCGTTACGGATATTCCAGCGAAAGTCGGCATCGCCTGTTGGCCTAACCTCTTATTAAGCCTCTGTATTGATTGCCGTATCGCTACGGGGTCTTGTTCAGTAGGTAACTTGCTGAGGGTCATCGGTACGAAACCTGACCCGTATTCGGGTCAACGTAAGTCTCCGGCATATCGCTAACATTCAAATTGGGGTTTTGCTGCATCATCTCTTGGAGTCTATCCCAACTGCCAACGTAAGCCCAATATGAATTAGGCCCGCTATAATCCCCCCAAGCATACTGACCAGTAATGTTGTTTATCCATAAACCTTCGTTTGATTGCAGCGTGCCTGTACTGCCGCCATCACTTACGGCAGATGATGTAGCAGTGCTGCCGCTGCCGCCGCCACCGCCCCCGCCCGGCTCTTGCGTACTCGCGGGGGCGTTAGTAGGGCTTCGGTAGCCGCTCGACGATAATTGCCTCTCATTAGTGGCGTACTCGTTTGCTATTGCACTTGGAATACTGCCGAACTCAGGCATCATCGGATACCTTTGAGTAGCCTCGCCAAGCGCCTGCTGGGCCTGAGAGTACATTTGCCCGCGCTGAAGTTCCGCCTGCTGAGCGGCCCGCATACTTATCTGGCCCGCCTTAGTCGTAGAGAATAGATTCCGAAGCGCACCGCCGCTCCCGCCCACATAAGGTTGGATAAAGCTGCTGTAAAGATAGCTCGGCATCTGCTTCGCGTACTCGCCGCCCGGCTCATAATACTCGGCGGACTCGCGGTAAGGCTGTAAGCCCGCTTGGTATCTACCCTGCTCCTCCTCTTGAGCGCCTGTAATAGCATCTATAAGGTCTGCATAATAAACGCTTGTATCGCTACCTAACCACGAGGCTGGCATAATAAACTCCTTATTCTACTCTGCCCCTAACGGGCTTAACGTTAGCTACGAACTTCTCGAAACTCCACGTCTGCTCAGAGGCAATAGTCTGAGCCTTAATTGCTATGTAATTGCCTCTAACCTTAGTCGTTATCTTCGTCTTTCTCCCCGTGCCCGTAAAAGCTACCGAATTGAACGCGGCAGCGCCGTCTTTAATATCTTCAAGCACGGTCTCGGCATCGTTACCGCGATAGAAATTCAACTGGCAGCCGTCGGTATCAGAGAACGAACCGCCGGAAGCCCCGCCCGCAAGAGTAACGAACCCGCCTATCATCCGGCCTTCAAGCTCCGGGTCTTGGTTCATCGGCATTGGGCCTAACGTAACGTAGGCACTTATCGCAGCGTCCGTAGCGCCGTTGTCATCAACCTTAGCAGCATCGTCGAAAAAACGAATGTACCCGTCCGCACAACCTATAAGCAACTTCCGATATGCGTCATCGTCTGCATTGTAGAACATCTGGCACGCAAGGGCACAGTTAGCCGGATACGATTCAGGAAAGATTCCGCCCGTGCGCAAGTCCAGCCAATAGTTTGAATTGGCGTTAGTCGCTACGGTAGTAATAGAGACCAATATCCCGTACCTGCTCCGGTCGTAGCCCATTGTAATTCTATGCTGAGACGGGTCGATAGTCTCGTCGTCTATCAGTTTCGGAATACTCCGAGCGGTAAGGCCCTCCACCTGCCAGCCTTCGGTAGTTACATTAAGTTTGTAAATCCCGCCCGCACCAAACCAGTAAAGATTATCCTCAGCATCCCAGCAATAGCTCTTCGGCCCGAAGATTCCCGTACTGAGAGTAATCGGGTCTAACGAGCCGCCCTCGGCTGGATCGCCCCGAATCAGCCACATAGAATTGGCGCAGCCAATAATCAGGTAATCGTCCTTGCGGGGTATCAAGGCTAAAATAACGTCGCCCACCTTGCCCACGTCGGCGTTATTGCCTGCGATAGGACTCTGAGAATCGGCGGAGACGTAATTCCAATCGAAGGGATTGCCTTGCCTGCTCATATACCACTGGTGCGGATTGAACGGCGTGCCGGAAAGAACCATTCTTCCCCGGTACAGACAGCCAAGAGTCGGACTACTCGGCAACTCGCCGAAAGTCGCACTCTGCCCGTAAACTGTCCAATCGTAAAAGTGGGGAATACTCGTAGCGGCTAAGGCTGAATTGAGTACGAAAGAGATTGCGTTACCGTCGTTATCCGCACCTGTTACAGTTTCGCCGTCAGTAAATACTGCCGTACTTTGCGGAACTCCATAAATTATAGCCGTGCCCGTCCCTATATCCGCAGCGTAGTCAACAACTATCTGCGCTCCGCTCGTACCACCCGTAAGAGCGTTGCCTGCGTCCGGCGGGTTTGCGCCGAGTGCGGTTGTATAGCATCGGGTATTAACGAAGTCTATCACCTTCAAGGCGCTGCCGTTGACTACGAACGCCTTTTGGTACGCAGGCACTAAATCCAACTGCTCCATTACGTTTATCTGATTATACGCGGCAGTTAGTTCCGCCATTGTTCCCGCAGGGGATTCAGTGTATATCCTATCGCCCGCAACAGCCACCAACTTAGCCGTCCTGGTCTTATCGCCCGGCAATCCCGCAGACGCCGAAATCGGGGTAGTCTGCAAGCCGTAAATACGAAAGGCATTATCACCGACAAGACTACTAAGCGATTTCCACGTAGTTGTTGTTATACTTGTTTGGGTCGCAAAATAATGAACTACCGTATCGGTTGCAGCGGTCGGATAATCCGCAAAATTCTCGCCCGTAAACATTACTCCCGCCGTCGCATAACTGTTAGTGCAGTTCCAAAGGATAGAATAATACTCCCCACTAACTACTGGGCAGGCAGAATTGAACACTACTCCAAACCAACTTGGAGAAGTAGTCAAAACGCTCGCGGCAGCCGAACCGTAAACAAGGGCCTGGGCTGACATATTAACCGGCTGAACCACAGGAAAACAAGTGCCTAACGCCTGAACGCTGGCCTGGGTCAGGTACATCTTAAACGTCGCCGTCGTTATTGCCGAGTTGCGCCAATACGCATTTATCTCCGCGCTTGTTACCAAATAGGAAACGGACGGATTCCAAGACTGGCCTATATACTCAGAGAGAAGAACATCTTGCCAGCCTTCTGCACTGATAACGCATTGGTCGTAAATCTGGGGCATATTAAGTCAATGTAGTAACGTCGCACATAGCAACTATCGGCACGCCCGCCGTACCACCTATCTGCTGCGCAAACATCTTATCCAGACCGGGCCTCTGCCCGCCCCTTTTGCGTATCTCCATAACGTCGTAAGGGCGCACGTTGTTCAAGTGCCCGGAAGTGTAGAACGGCTGCTTATCGACCGCCTCGCCCGCGTTTAAGCCTAAAAACGGAAAAGGCAACTCCAAATTGCTCATTTTAGGCCCGCCACATCAGCCATACCGTGCAAAGAGCAACCGGGAAGATGTTAATAATGCTCAGATTGCTTAGAGGCAATGGCCCTATTTCCGCCATATTCATCGAGCTGTTCGCCGTCAGGGGGAATCCGTTGGTTGCGGTGGCGGTAGT